TTTTTTTTTTTTTTTTTTTTTTTTTTTTTTTTGGTTAGTTTGCACTAAGGAAAAGGGTTAGTAGAAGAAGAAAGATGGTGTGTTTCAGAAGGAAACACGCAAATCAGGACCGCGATGATAGGTGCGTCGCCTGATACCTAAATCTACTGCATAAAGGGAATTAACCCCCCGCGGCATGCCTGCCCTACGGTGTCAACCATTCGATAACCAAAAACACGTGCAAATCGAACAGATGCTAACATCACGTGTGGTATGTTAGCACGACTGAAGACCCAGTTAGTGCATATCCACTAACTGGGAGGGAAAAATTGCGCATCATATTCATGCCATGTCTTAAGCAAGATAGGAATATCCTTCTTGCAGCATGCATCAATAATCCGCGCACGGACTTCATTGTAAACTGCTTCGCCATGGCCGTAAGCATTACGAACGCATGCTTCCGCGTTTACAATAGTTGCTAGGTTCATGTCGGGACTTTTATGAACCCAGTTGGCTACATCTTTTACAGAAAAGTCAAGGTCCAACGGAGCAAGAAACTCAAATGGACGGGTTGGGTGTGGTTTGAAACCACGTTTTAGAAAGGTACACTTTGAAAGATCAGTGACAAACGGTTGCATTTCATCAGAAGTTTTATCAGCAGAAGTTAAAATTATATCATATGTTTTAAAATATCCTTGAATTGTTTGGCCGTTGAAAATATGTGATATTTTTGGATTAACTGACATGATGAAATCATCTCCGTATGTTATTAATTTAGTTAGAGTGTAAAAGTAATTTAATGATGCGTACTCGGTGCCGCACATGATTCCCAACCATGCACACAACATATAAAGTTCATTAACAAGAGAATTTAAAGGAGCAGTTGCAGGACATCCAGAAGGGAGACCTGCTAGGACAGAGTAAATAAAATCGTGTGCGCAATGGCGTGCACACACAAGTTCGTCTAAAAGTGCTTTACGAATTTTCATGTTATCTAATTTTGAAGGACTATTGTCATACACCTCATACCATGCTAAGATTGACTTACATACGGCACGCAAGCAAGCAGTATTCAGACCGGGACCAAAGTTCTTATAGTCACCAGTCACGAAATGAGTGCCTTTAGTGGTGAGAGCTCTTACGAGCATACCCCACTCACTGCTGTCTGCGGCTATGCCTATTGCATGTCCAAGATCTAAGCGGGCAGAGGTGTATGCACTGAGGAAATCGCCAAAGTATTGTTTAAAGACTATTGTGTATTGGACAGGAGAAATTGAAAAAATACGGGTTTTACCAGGTTTGGAAATTTTGTCTAAGGCCATTCTAGTATCTTTTAAACAGTCGTCGAAAATAGTGGAAACAGGGATACCTTCTAGTCTATCTTGGATTTCATTATTAATTTGATCCCAAAGCAATTTTTTTATGGAGTACAAAACTTTATGGCCATTTTCGTCTGTTTCTAGTTCAAATAGCCATTCTTTGTTGTGACAGCCATTGGGTCGGAAACGAGACCACGGAAATCCTTCAGATGTTGAAAAATTGATACTTTCATAGTGAGGCAAAGCAGGAATACCACACACAGCGTCGTTGTAACTCAGCGGCCCACAGCTATCTCGGTTTGGCTTCGCAATACTTATAAGACGCTGTATCTGATAGTCCATACTTATGTCTCGATGTGCTTTTGGAAAGTCTCTAGTGAGTATTCCCATGTTCGAAACACCAGCCCACAAAGGAGAATAAACCTCGCCTTCTTCTACAGGGACGCGAGGATCACCCTTCCGCAGCGGAGCCGGCGCACTCACAACAGGAAACACACCAGCAATTTTAGAAGGGGTCAATCTACTTACACCACTCTCGTGATGCGCCATCCCCTGGTCAGTTCTTCCTATTGGCAGGTACGAACCCTTGAAACTAGGGTGCGGTGTATCGTCATGATTATGCCCCACCTCAAACATTTCACCATTAAACTCTTCAAACATCTCCGATGCAACAGGATCAGCGTATCCTTTGTTACCAGCACCAGCACAATGTATTCCGATTATGGGGTGGTTGAGATGCGGCGCAATCAAGTACGACCCACAACGTCCATTACCATGCCACGCATACTCATACACGGCTGTCAAGTCTTGTTTTGGAATGGCAGCAGTACTGTTAATCATTAATTGTTCGCAGTAGTTAACAGCAAGCTCATGGATAGCAACAGTGTTTGTAGGCATCACTTCCAATATAAAACACTTACCTCGGGGAACAGTGTGATCTTTAAGGGAAGCAAAAAGGTGTGTTATTTTACGAACGTATGGCATAGCAGGAATGTGAAGAATAGCTAATGATTTTTCAGGAAGAGAACTCAAATGAACATCTTCTATATTAACAGTTATACGGATTGAATTATCGCTACGCCAAATATTTAAAGTCTTGCAACCACTATTTATCCAGTAGTCATAATAATGTTTTTGTACAATAAAATGATTCTGATAAATGCCTACCATACGATTCCAGGTTGTTGAGGCATCCGCAGTAATAAAATATGTGTTGCGTTCTATTATTCTTAAAATTTCGTTAATTTTTTGACTATTAGGGTTACTCTGATGACGTGCAAATGAAACGGCACGAGGAGCGGGATTGCGGGAAGCAGCGCTAAGCGTTTCATTGTAGTTAGTGACACCTTCTGGCATGGGAGCCACAACCACTTCAGGTGCCCGGCCAACGACTCGGGTCCATGTGGCACCCACAGCCGCACATGTCCCGCCAACCGCTGAGCCAATAGCTGTTGTTGCTGTCGCATATGTGGCAGCAATGGAACTCCCCGTTGCCAAGGCATACACACCCCACAGAGCTCCTATAAGCAGGAAGAAAACTAAAAAATATTTCATAAATTTCCATAAGGGTTGAAGTACAGGACTTATATGTCTCCACATCCAGTCACCAAGCTTTTTGACTGTAGTCCAAATGCTAGTGAATAAACGACGAAGTTTTGAAAAGAAAGAGGTATTACTATTGGCAGTTGTGGCATTATTGCCAGTTTCTGCTCGACGATTACGAAGTTCTTCAAAGTATTGAGGTTTACAATCAGAAGTAGGGTTATGTAAATTCCATTGAGCGTATAGAGCTTCACCAAGCTCCGGATTCTTAAGGAACACACATTCAGCACCACACGAATCATCAGGAATTTTGATTTCGTCATCTAAATTGCTAGAGGTAAAAGCGCGTTTATTATCAACAGTTTGAAGCATTAATGGATAGTCATATTTAAGCTTACCGTGGATGCATTTAGGATACCGCTCGATTATTGTCTCTAGAACCTTGCCAGCTAATATAATTCTATTAATTTCAGTTTCATTTTGATATTTCTTTTCAAGGATTTCTTTTAGAGCTTTAGCATTATGGACCCGGAAGTAAGACATTAATAATTGTTCAAGAGGTTCAGAAATTTTCTTATCAATACATGGCCAAATATCATAACGAAGGTATAACACACGGAGAGCATCGATTAGTGGGAGATTACTGACATTTTCTAACACTGCTAGTTGTTCTTTGTTACCATAAAAGAATAATGTTTTAGGAGTCAAAAAGTTTGTTGCTGGAGGCAAATTAACATTCAACCATCTAAGCGATTTACAAGTTGGGTGCACACTAGCACCCTGAACAGGTTTGTTACATTGCAAACACACTAATATGGCAATTTTATCTTTAATTTGAACATGCATGCTAGGAATACCACACGAGTATGATCCAGCAATTACTGTAACTGGTTTTAATTTATTAGTTTGAATTAACTCAAACAAAATAGTAGCAGCAAAACAATCAAAAGGAATATTTAGAGAAAAATATTTTTGGCAAATACTCTGTATTTCCTTCATATGGCAAACATCAGCCCTAGAACCTGTATGTGTGAAGTACAAAATATTTTCGAGGGATACTTTAGCAACGTTATCATTTATTCCAACTGTACATTTAATATGGTTATTAGATGCATCGATACTACTTGTGGGTGTTAATTTAGAAGCGTCTATTACGGTGTTCGGACAGTCTGTAGGAGGACTCTTTGAAATGGCACCTTGCTTGGGCGGAGGAGCAGGAAGGCCTTCAGATGCGACAATGGGTTTATCGGGATCATTTTCGGGATCAGCACTACGCGTTGATTCAAAATCTTTCATTACATTTTTATGTGTATCCTGCAAACAAGCTTTCATTTCTTCAGAAATTGTACCAGTATTACTATAAATTTGCGATAATCTGAGAACATCTTTAAACGGAACATGTTCGTGCCATGTATAGTCATTAAGGGCAGTACACATGCGCTTGTATTCTGCTTGTTTTTCTGTGAGTGACAATACATCACCACTCGTCTCACGAATACGCGCATCGTATTCTTCTTTTCTACGATCATACAAGGCCTGCTGGTGCCGGCGATACTCCATAAAGTCGTTTCTGAGTTTTACCATTAATGTATGAATGGAGTGGGGATTAGAATGATTTGTAGTAGGTTCGCTAGGATTAAGAGCATGGACAATTCTCATATGTTCAAAATTTTGATAGTCTATATTATTATCACGGCAGTATTCCTTGGCTTGTGCAACATTATCGCTGAAATTTTTGAAACCAGCATCTTCTAGTTCGGGGGTAAGAGTACATGTTAGTAGGACTTCACGTCTGCGCCAAACGGCTTCCATGTGAACTCCATTAAAATCGGGGAAAGCGTGGTTTGAGCAAATAACTAAAATTTCTGGTGTGTATCTAAGTTCTTTATCATCTAAATGTGCCATGGGTGGGTTGAGAGCAGCAGGGGATTTAATTGCGAAAATGTGTCGGATAGCTTCATCGCGAATTTCGCCAGTTTGTACATTCAGATAATCATCCAGCAAAATAGCAGGTTGAGCACGACATCCGGTCCAGTATTTCGCACCAGATGGTAGGGTGTATATGGGTTCCCCGAGGTATGAAATACCCGCATGTTCCAACAATCGTGGTATGATATGTTGTGCTAATTGGGACTTTCCAACTCCTGCAGAACCATATATCCATATGCAAAAAGGCTCACGCCGAGATACAGTACCGTTACCTCTCTTAAACATATCTTCACGGCGCTTAGTAATCTTACCAAGCAATCGCTTAAACATGTCGTACAGCTCACGATGTCCACGCTGTACCTTCACATATGCTTCGAAATGCTTATTTATGCTACAACCTGTTATATATGCACATTCAATGCGTGATGCCCATTCTGAATCTTTAGCATAACTGCGTTCTTCGTTCTTTGGATCCAGCGACACTTCACATTCATCTATCCATGACGGCAGCGGGACCATTTCATCTTGAATCAATTTTTCCATAAATTTGTCTTTGTTTATCCAAGCAGTGCAGTATTCAGCTACCTTTTTAAATAGTAGAATGTTATTTTTCATAAATAGGGTTATTTGATTAGCGGTTCTTACATTTTGGGAGATTTCTTTTGTTAGAATTTTTGAAAAATCTGTTATGTTACGCGGAGGATTGATGGAAGTTTGCAATACTGTCGATACTGCGACAAAAGCCACGTCGATGAATGAGGTAATCATATCAAAACTACCTTGCGGATCGGCGCGAGGAACTTCCCCGGTCTCATTAGGCTCGGTCGGGGTATTGCATATTCCAAGATATGCTAATAAATTTTTACTTCCAGTAAGCATGCGGTCAAAGAAAGCTCCATTGACAACACCTAGTTTTACTAGAATGGTTATAGTAGCAATAGCTACTGCTTCTTTTACGGGATTAATTATACAATGCATGATTTGGGAAACCAGATCAACACCAAAATTGATTACACCTCCGCTAACTGTTGTTAGCCATGAGATAAATTGCTGTGCTATGCCTGTTGCTTCATCTGGGTTACTAGTACCTAATACTTGTTCAACAAATTCAGCACTTCTTGATCCAGAGTTGTTTATGAAATCTTGTGTTTCGCGGGACAAATTTATATGGAAATTAACATCATCTAGTTTAATTTTATGTTGAACTTGGATACCTTCATCTGTGATTACTTTATTAACAGCCCCTTCGACTGTATCTGTTAATTGTGTAACAACGCCACGCATAGCTTCAGATTTCATTGCGGCGCCAGAAGCTTTTTCAACAACAGAATCGAATATACCTTCGTGTGCAGCATTTTGTAGGGCTTCAGAAACGGGAGTAGAACTGGATATTGGAATCATAGGCGGGAAACCTTGGGAATATTCAAAGAAAGCATCGTCACCAAGGCTATAGAATACACTAACAGGAAAACGTTTAACTGTACCACTATTCTGTTCAAAACCTATAAATAGGGTACCTAAAGAGGACACGCTTTGAGCGACAGGACGTTTTAAATCAGTGCGTTGAGATAAAATAAATGAGAAGGGTTGATAATAGGGAATTTCAATTGAGTATGTGTTATTTACTTTTGTAGTCTGGAAACCTACGGAATATCCTGTATTAAGATAACAAGATGTTACGTCATGTTCGCCCAACATTTTTGGCAACCACTTGTCTGCATGAGAATCTGGCCTATGCTGTACCCAAATATTACACTTAACATCGCTAGGCAATACAATTCTCAATCGCATACTACCACGCATATATCTATACGCACTAGCAACGATCGGGATAGTGCCATCACGGACGTACTTATTGAAATACTTACCTTTAGCTTCGAATGGTGAAATATCGAGATCCAATCCTTGTGGCACCAAAGGAAGCGCGACACTAGCAGTACCTACATCAGGCGATGTAACTCCTTCAAACATACAATATGGTTGATAACGCCGCATCAATGTTTTAATATCATCAAAATCCTCTCCGAAGGTTACTGGGGCAATATTACTCTGAGGAGGGGGAACACATTCCAAAACAACAGGGGCATCATTTGTAGCTTCTGAAGAATTAGGATCATTTTCATGACGTGCAAAGGTTACGGCCTGAACAAAAGAATCGGATTTCACAACAGTTTCATCAAAAATGGGGTTATTTGTAGCATGACTCCAGGGTCCGTCGTCATTATTTTGTACATCCATAAACAGAGAGTAGTCTTTCTTATCAACAGGAAGGGCTGCATACTTTCTAGCATTTTCTTCGGTCTCAAATACTCCCAAGTATCTCCATCCAACTCCATCATTTAGATTAATAGGGCCAAAATACTTAGGATCAAATTTAGTACCATCATTCTTTAACATGTACGGGGGCATATAAATTAATGAATCTGCATTTACGGTATAATAACAATTAGGTTTTAAATTTTGAAACTGAGCAACATGTTGCCAACCTTTACCATAGCGAGCAATTGCTTTCACGCCTCCAAAGAAATCACCATAATATCCCCAATAGAAAGGCCAATAGCCACCATAAGCTTTAACTTCTTCATTGGGTTTATCACTCGAGGCAAAGAAACAAGTACCAAAAGATGGTTGGCAAGGTACCAACAATTCAAAATCATTGCCGCCAGCCCAATAAATATTTAAAAAAACGTCATTAGAAACAGCTTCCATGGGAATTAATTTATTAATTACAAAAACATAAACTTTACCTGGTGGATCTACAAGACTATCACTATCTCCAGTGTTTATTCTACGTGGCCATGCGTAACGGTTTGTTATAAACGGTATACTGATTGTGTATGACTGTACGCCATCTTTTAAATCAATAATTACGTGAGGGGAACCACGAGCAGAACTCCAATCTACTTCATCAAGAGTACGGGGAATATAGACAACAGCCAGTTTACCAGTGTGCATTGAAGTGGCAACCATATCAATACGCATTTTCAAGGTACCACGCCAGTAAGAAAATAAACTAGAAGCAACTGCAACGGGAGGAATAGGATATGCAGTATCGGAATCTATCTTATGAGATTGATATGTATTAAGAGGTTGCAAAGGAGCTGCATGCAAAGAAAATAATTTTGTACCATAAACATGATCTTTCGACCACTTGTATGAATGAATAAAACCATACGTTTTGGCAATATCACTCCATCTTGTCAAAGTATTAGAATTCTCCAAGTGAGGTGTTTGCCCTCGAGCATCTAACCTCAAATGGTTAATAGGTTCAGTAGAGCCGGTCCCACTACACAACGATTGCATAGCGTGGGGAATCATGTGGGAAACAGCTTTTGTTACAGGGGGATTGTCACGATTAGTGTCAGGAAGAATTTGGTTTAAAGCTTTTTCTGCAACGCTAAGGCTAGCAAGTGCCATAGCGCCTTCCATCATTTGAGGCTCAACATATCTACCAACATCAGCACTCTTCGAACCAAAGAATTTAGAATTTTTAAACTTAATAAACAATGAAACACTGCATGTTTTGGCAACACTATCTGAACTTTTAAGTGGAGTTAAAACACGGATCATAAGGGAACCAAGATTAAGACAATCAGAGTACTTATCAGTACCAGTTAAGGGTAAACATGTAAATGGACTACGATAACCTATATTCAAACAGCACTCGTTAGATGCACCAGCATTAACAATCGCATGAGGAGTCTGTGAGGCAGAACTTATTTGTTTACGGAGATTAAATTTGGAATCGGACAAAGTATCATACCACCATGACAATTGCAATTGTCCACTTTGGAATTTATTGGCATTAACAACTGCACGAATGGAAATATCACCACGCCAATACTGATGCAAGCCAAAAGGTGCGAGGACAGGATTCTTACCAATCATAGTGATAATTTTAGCAGGCATTACATACTCCTTAAGTAAAGAATCTTTACTCTCACCACTCCACGTGAAATTATCAAATAATATTTCGTCCTCCATAAGCGCTGAATACTCACGGGGAATCTCACCAGCGCCCATAGAAGGCGATATATCCATACCAGGAATTGTTACTTCGGAGCAATCATGCGTTTCAACTATACATACTCTATTAGATTCATGGATTGTGGGGGACAAATTTTGATCAACTTTTTCAACGGATTCGTTACCTTCTGGGAAGGCATATGGGATACCGTTGCGGAAGTACGATGTACGTTTATTTTTAATTATGTGCCTACCAGGCACAACGGAAGGTGTAAAATTATTACACCTTTTGGCTCTCATGAACCAAAGAAGGCCGCGAAGCACGGCCAGAAGTTGTGCATTACGCACACGGGGAGTGGGGGGGTGGAAAATCTTATTTGTTTTATCCCACTTGGGAAGTGGGACTTCACGGCGTTTCTTAGGCGCCATGGCGGGGGAAGGACTTGCAAGCAAGTCTTCAGCGGGAGGGCTCCAGTCCGGGAGCTCCTCGACTTCAAGGATTTCGCACATACGTGCGAAGGAAAAGGAAGGTCGCGCCTTAGGGGTGCGACCTTTACGCTCACGCTTGCGAAGCAAGCGCAAGTAGGAAGGAAGCATATCCTTCCACGCTGCTACCACGGCAAGAGTGAAGCTCATGCCGCGGGTATGGGGGCGTTCAATCGCCCTTGCTCTGTTAATTTTCTTATCCATAAAATGGATAAGATGGTAAAATTTATAGAGGAATTCTTCCTCTCTACCTACAAAACTCTTTTTGAGTCGGTGGGCGACTCGCTCCTCCCAACTCCAGAAGTGGGTTGGGTCAAACATATTTTTAGGCCCAATAGGCCTGTCATATGTTTTGGGTGTCGGTGTGTACACCCAGATTTTCTTCTCCGCGGCATAAAAGCCGCGGTTACGTGACTTAGTCACCTCCACTAACCTCACGAGCGACATATTACAATAAAATATATCACAAAAAAAAAGAATAATAAATCAAAATTAAAATATTATTCGGGAATTAGGCTGTCTGAAAGCGATAGTGTTCCTTTGAATACTTTCGCCAGGTAATTTTGAGACTTGTGGGATAAAGGGTACCAAGTCGCTCTCCGTTACTAGTCATGTCGGATGTCCAGGGTAGAACGAATTCTGGGTCCTGGCAATTTGCTTAAGCCTGATCGCAATCATCCTAGGACGCGGTCTGGGATTGGACTTGTTCCAGACGGGGTCCTTACAACTCGTGCCATCAATCTTTCTCGGAACGGACATCTAATTTCGCCGAAGCTAGGGGGCGATGCGAATCCTAGGACTCCTAGGAAACCCGATTAAGAGACGTTTATGAAACAACCCACTCACGGATACTGTACTGTGGCAGACAACAAACTCGGTATGTCCTGCAAGTAGGAAGTACTTTGTACCGACTACATACACTGGAAAGATCCCTTCGGTTCTAATTGGGCCTATTTATATCTAGCATGGGGGGCGATATAAATCATAGTAGCGGGGCGAATCTCCTGCATTGACTACACGACAACAACGGTAGTGATACAGTCCCCGCGATCTAACTGAGGATGTTAAAAGTTTATCTTTTTTTTTTTTCCACATACACAGTAGCGCCGCTTTGCAAGCCGTCGCAATACACTAATTGCAGACACGCTGCTCCAGGTCGCTATTGGAGAACACTACATACATGACTACGCCGAGTCTGACTAGTCTGGTATCACCATGTATGCAACCACTGTGTGGATTTCTAAATACGCTGCCAAGAGTCTATCCTTGCGCGACTATTGATACAATGACAGTAAGGGTAATCAGTCCTTAAAGCCAAGGGAAAAGAAAGAATTAACGTTCTATCACACTCACATATAGACAACTTTATATATTAAATTGGAAGGATAAAACACATTCATTCAACATTCAAACTTCATTCACACTTAAAAGAGAAATTCATCGGAAAACAAAAGAGTAGGCAAAATATCACTTGATATTAACTTACAATGAATTTCGATAGAGAACTTATACCTAAAAAGGGTGGGGAAAAGAAAGATTGCAAAAGCGTTTGACGTTTACTTGCAGTCGAGAGGAGAAAAACACAGTCCAGATAAAATGGAAAATACAGTCAAAAAGATATGCAAATCCAAAATAAACAGGATATGTGAATTCAAAAATCGAATTACAAGAGACGAGGGAGGGGGAAGACCCCTCCCCCGCTTTTACA